GGTCTATTACAAACTCATCTGATATTACAGATAAAGCAATGGTATCATCTCCAGCAGAATCGGCTTTTCTTAGAGACTCTGTGCAGAATGACATAAAAAGTGCAGTAACTCAGAATTTAAAAGACTCTAGAGATATTGTTAAAAACCAAAATCAAGAGCTAAGATTTACTATGCTATCAGAAATACGTCAAGGAAATGTTGATATAGATAGATGGGGAGATGTAGCTTCCATGATTGAAAGCCCGTCTGATGATTCTATAGGATCTTTAATGTTTTTATTTGAACAAGGTCTTATGGGAATGTTAGATCAAAAAACAGAAGGCACTGATGAGCCTATAAATGATAAAGAAATAAAT